GATCGAAAGCGCGATTAAAAAGCTGACGCCATCTAAGCCCGTGCAGGGGATCCCCTCTCGGCCCAACAAAGAGAGGACGGAGAAACCTCTTTTCCCGGAGCCACCCGCGCCCGCCTCGCATAAGGAGGCGCTTGAAGTCTGGCTGCGGCTATCCCCAGAGGAGCGGGAGCGCACCGTCAACGCCATTGGCATCACCTCGTGGCTCGCTTCGACGCCGAAGGCCTGGAGGTCGCGGATCGTTGAGCTTTGCTCCGAGCAAAGTCAGATTCCTGTTCCCGAGATGGTGACGGCTAACCCGGAGCACGATCTCTCCAATCCCGATGATCTGTCGATCCCTGATTTTCTGCGACGAAGCGAACAGGAGAGCGCGCCCGCGGTCAATCTCCGCACCCGGCGGCGAAGGAGACTGGCGAATGAGCAAGCAACGCCACCGAAATCGCGGGAGCAGGAGAGCGCCGATGCGGTCAGTGCCGAACTCAACGGCGCTCTGGCGTCACTGATGCGCTGAAAAACGGGAGACTCAGAATGACGTCCATGACTGACGCGCTCGTCGAGCTGCTCGGTGGTGCCACCCGGACGCGGACCCGCGTTCGTGGCTTTGCTTCCTGGCAACCGCAAGCCGATACACTCCAGCTGCTCGAACGCGTACGCGCAGTGCTCGGTGAATACGAAGATTATCTGCCGCTGACGATCCGGCAGATCTTTTATCGCTTGGTCGGGGTGCACGAGTACGAGAAAACCGAGCGCGCCTACAAGCGGCTTTGCGAGAACCTCAATCGTGCGCGGCGTGCGCGGCTGATCCCGATGAGCACCATTCGCGACGACGGCGGAACGGTCATCGCGCCAAGCAACGTCTGGGACAGCGCCAAGGAATTCCTCGCGACCGCGCGTGAGCAGGCGAAGCGCGTCCAGCTCGACCGCACGCGCGGGCAGAGTACGCGCCTCGTCGTGTTCTGCGAGGCAGGCGGCATGGCGCCCCAGCTGGCCCGCGTCGCCAATCCGTACGGTGTCACAGTCATGAGCGGCGGCGGCTTCGATTCACTGACCGACAAGCACAACTTCGCTGCCGAATTGGCGAGCCACGAGCGCCCGACCGAGGTGCTGCACATCGGTGACCACGATCCCAGTGGCGTCTCGATGTTCCTCGCCTTCCTCGAAGACGTCGAGGCCTTTACCCGCGATCTCGGCGGCTGCGCCACCTTCACGCGCCTAGCCGTGACGCCCGATCAGATCCGGCAATACGGCCTGCCGACGGCGCCGCCGAAAGACACCGACAAGCGCGCCTTCAATGGGCTCACGTGTCAAGCGGAGGCGCTGGCGCCGGATGTGTTGGCGCAAATTCTGCGCGACGCCATCGAGAGTCGCATCGATCGCGATGTCCTCAACCGTGTGAGGGCGCGCGAGAAGACAATGCAGTGTCAATTGCTGAACCAGCTGCGGAGCACGCCATGAGCGATGAAAGCCTAAGCGACCGCGAATTAGAGGAACTCGAAGAAGAGTCCGGGAACTAAACCGCGTAAATAAGGAGCACGCACCATGAAACAGCACGAAGATTCGGAGCCCAATCTGGAACGCGTCGATCGTCTCGACGACCGGATCCTTCAGCTCATTCTAGACTTCTACAAAAGCGAGAACGAGCGGATTACGAGGCAGCAGTTTCAGGACGAAGTCCTGCTCGCTCTGCATTTCGCGGTGGCAGGGACACATCACGAATATCGATTGCCCTCACTGCCGTGGAAAAGCGGTCGAATTCACCAAGATCGAACTTCCCCGCCTGATCGCCAGCACTCTCGCCGACGGCGCGCGACAAGACGTGGCTGATCCAAGCTCGGCCGGATCAGCACGCGAGCATTGAGAAGGAATCACGAAATGTCAGTATCACTCACCACCCATGCCTCTTCTATGCCGACGCGGTCGCGCATTGACGAATTGCTCGACAAGCTCGACCCGCCGAAGGCGCGATTGATCTTTGCTCTCGACGCAACTGCCTCCAGGCAACCGACCTGGGATCAGGCGGCGGTGCTCCAAGCTGAGATGTTCGAAGCTGCTGCCAGCATCGGCAATCTGCACTGTCAGTTAGTTTATTACCGCGGTTACAACGGTGAATGTCGTTCTTCGCAATGGTTCAACAATGCGAAGTTGCTTTCCGACGCGATGATGAAAATCACTTGTCTGGCGGGCCACACCCAGATCGAAAAGGTGATCAAGCATGCCGTACGCGAGCACGCCCGAGAGCCGATCGCCGGACTGATTCTGATCAGCGATGCCTGTGAGGAAGTCGCAAGCGACCTTTACGCTGCCGCGCACGAACTCACGGCCCCGGTTTTTCTCTTCCAAGAAGGTCGTTCCGATCTGGTTGCCGGCGTCTACACCCGGATTGCCGAAATTACCAAGGGCGCCGTTGCGCAATTTGACAATGTCAGTGCCGGTAAGCTTGTCGATCTGCTGAAAGCCGTTGCCGTGTTCGCAACCGGCGGAGTCACAGCGTTGGCGGCGCAAAGGACCAAAGCTGCGACGCTGCTGTTGTCACAAATGAAGCGATGAAAGATCCATGCAGATCATTTCTGCCGACGAACGATTGCGTGAACAGCGTGGGGCAAAAGTCCTGATCCTCGGCCCGACCGGCGTCGGCAAGACGAGTTTGCTGCGGACCGTCGCCCTTCCTCGCACGCTCTTTATCGATGTCGAGGCTGGTGATCTCGCCGTGCTGGATCTGCCGATTGATGTGATTCGTCTTAGCCACTGGCGGGCGGCGCAGGATCTGGCGTGCGCCATCGGCGGACCGAACAAAAGCTTTCCGCCGACAGCGTGTTACTCGCAGGCGCACTACGAATCGATCAGCAATGAGCTTAAAGCCCTCGACCGTTATGAGACGGTCTTCGTCGATTCATTGACCGCAATCTCGCGGCTCTCGTTTCGACATGCGGAGCAGCAGCCGGAAGCTTTTTCGGAGCGTACCGGAAAGAAGGACGTGCGCGGCGCTTATGGTCTGCACGGCCGGGAAATGATTCTCTGGTTAAACCAGCTTCAGCACGCACGCACCAAAAACGTGATTTTCGTCGGAATTTTGGAACGTCACGTCGACGAATTCAACCACGCGGAATGGCAGCTGCAATCTGAAGGTTCAAAGACGGCGCGCGAGCTTCCGGCAATCGTCGATCAAATAATCACTTACCAGTTTCTCGATTTCGGCGACGGCAATCCGCCGACGCGCGGATTTGTCTGTACGTCGCCGAATCCCTGGAACTACCCAGCCAAAGATCGAAGTGGGCGGCTTAGTCAGATCGAGCCGCCCGACCTTGGAAAACTGCTCACCAAACTAACCTGCAAACCAAAGGAGGCCAATCATGTCTAATCCCTTCGACTTCAATGATGCCGGCGAGCAAAAAGGTTTCGAAGTCATTCCCGACAACACGATCGTCACGGTTCAGATGACGATCAAGGGCGGCGGAACCGGACCTGACGGCTGGCTCACGCATGCTCACACGGAAAAAGGCGACAGCGACTACCTGAATTGCGCTTTGACCATCGTTGAGGGCGACCACGCCAAGCGCAAAATTTATCAGAACTACACGGTAAGCGGCACAACTCAAGGACATATCGAGGCGGCCGACATCTCGCGCAAGGCGCTCGCCGCCATGCTGGAGAGTGCGCACGGAATTCGGCCGGACGACAAGAGTGAAGCCGCGCAGAAGGCACGGCGGGTGGCCGGCTGGGGCGACTTCGATGGCTTGCGCTTCATGGCGCGTGTCGGCGTGCGACCGCCGCAGAACGGCTACGCGGCCAAGAATGTGATCAAGGAAGTCATCACGCCCGATCGGCACGGCTGGAAGAAGGTCGAGCAGATCGATCGCAGCCAGTTGGCCAATACGCCGACGGCGAGCACTGCGCCGCAAGCTTCACAGCCTGCCGTCAATCCGATCGCGCGGCCAGACTGGGCGAAGTGATGATCATGGGCAAGCTCTCAGAGATCGAAGAGGAGTGGCAGCGACGGGCGACCGCCGCCGCCATCGCCGGAGCCCGCAAGATCGCGTTGCGTTCGGGACCGCTGATGAACACCCCGGTCGGAAGATTGAACGACAACGAGTGGGGCTGGATCGTCACCGCGGCAATCTTTGCATGGATCGAGACACGCGTACAGCAGGCGATTGCCGAAGGCCGCGATCAGGAAACGATGGTGCGCTTAACCGGGCTCACGCCTGATCCTTGTGACGTCGCGGTGATCACATCGATCCTGGGCGAACTCGCAGACAAAGCTGCGCTGGATTGGTCGCAACCTCTGTCGGCGTGGCCGAAAGCGGTGATGACCAATTTTCTCATGTTGGCCTGGAGCCTGATCAACGAAGCCGAGTCCGTCCGCGATCACGGCACCGGCACGGTTTTGAAGAATGCGGAATACTACGACTGGAAGACTGGAGATCCCGTGCCTTTTTGAAAGGCCCGTCATCGTCGCTTTTCGCACTGACGCTGCGACCGTTGCCGGGCGTGGATCCGATCCGATCGTTGCGGTGGGTTCTGAAAGGGCTGCTGCGCCAGCATGGAATGCGATGTGTTGAGTTGAGGGAAATCAAGTTATGAGAATCGATCAGGCTTATCAGGCATCGGCTTTGAATAACTCCACCGGCAACGACAGTTGGGGCGAGCTACTGATTTGGGAGATTGTCGAACCGGGCAAGCTTTCGCGTACCAATACACAACTCGGTTTATACAGCATCGAGCTTCAGCCGGATGGCAAGACATTTCGACTGACTTTCAACTCTGGATCAGACATCCGAACCTGTCCGACGAAATTTCAAGCAATCAACCGGGTGCAATGGGAGGCCGAGGATCATTATCGCCGGCTCCTCGCTCAGCAGCAGCAACCTACTCGCATGAAGCCGCCGAAATGGTGATCGATGAGCACGATGCTGGATTTCAATCGCACCGACCTCTCCGAGCAGTCAGTCAGCAAATTGATCAACGCGCTGATCGAGCAGGCCGAGCCGCCGGGTGAAAATACCCGAAATTATCTGGGCGCCAGTGCATTAGCTTCGGAATGTCTGCGGAAAATCCAATACGATTGGATGTGCGATCCACAGTTTACGGCGCGATTGAAAGACATCTTCGATAGAGGTCATTGGGGCGAAGATCTAAGCCGAAGACACATGATCGCGGCGGGATTTGCGTTCGCGCCGTCCGAACGACTCAAGTTTATTGCTGCTGAAGGCCATTTTCGCGGTCACGCCGACGGAATTCTGATTTCAGGACCGGAGGTTCCGGCGCTGCATTATCCCTGCATCTGGGAACATAAATGTCTGAAAGCGAAAGGCTGGAAGGCGGTCGAGCGCGACGGACTCACGGGATTATATGCGTCATATGCCGGCCAAGTGGTGCTCTATCAAGCTTATCTGGATTGTACCAATCCTGCGCTGTTTACGGTCCTCAACGCCGACACCTGTGAACGTGTGCACTTCCTCATTCCGTTCGACGCCGCGTTGGCACAGACGATGAGTGATCGCGCCGTCACGGTGATCCAAGCGACGAAGGCCGGTGAGCTATTGCCCCGCATCACCGACGATCCCGATGATTGGCGGTGCAAGATGTGCGGGCATCGCGAGAGGTGCTGGCGATGAGCACGCTGAATGAGCCGATCGCCAAGCGGATCGGCAAGCTGGTTCGGATGTTCGGTTCGCCCTCGGAGGAAGAAGCAAACGTCGCCCTGCTGAAACTGCGGGTTTTGCTCACGCAGGAAAAATTATCGTTCAATGACCTCGCCACCGTGATCGAGAACGCCAACGGCGAAATCGAGGAATTCAAGTACAGCGACACCGACGCCGAGATCATTTTCAAGCGCGGTGTCGAAAAAGGCCGGGTCGAAGAAGCGCGCAAGCAACAGGCACCGCCAGACTTTTACGAAGCCGATGGACACCCGCGCTGGTACGAAATGTCCAAGTACAGCAAAGAAAAATTAACGCAGCTTAAGCCCGGCTTCGAAACGGAGTTCGTCAGAGACACGCCTGAGAAGATGCTCAGTTACGGCCGGCCGAAGTCGGCGAAACAGGCACGTTGGATCCTGACATTTTTCGTCCGTGCCGGCGGAACGGTGCCGGCGGGGATTTTGTTCGACGGAGAGCGCGTGTCATGACCAACACTGAGATCATCAGGGGTCGGCGTATCATTGCGTTGGCCAGCAAACATCATGTCGGCATCGACCTGTTAGATAATGAAATCCTGCTGTGCGCTCCTCGCTCTATCGCAATGAGCCGTCTCGAACGCATCAAACGAATTCTCGTTGAAAACCAATCCGCCGTGCTCAGCTTCTTGCGTTGGGAGCAGCGTCATCGCGCGCCATCATGAGTTCCTATAATTTCGACTTCAATGATCCACAGCCGGACGTGGAGGACGCGAGTTCAACCGCGACCGCGACACCGACCAGCTTTCGCCTGCAGGTCAAGGCCAATGGCTATCAGCCGATTCCGGTGCGCGGCAAAAAGCCGGCGCTTGATGGCTGGACCGGTCTCGGCACCATTACCGATGACGATATTCGCAGCTGGGAGCGTCTTTGCGTCAGCAACACGGGAATCCTGGCCGCAGCAACACCCGGTCTCGATATTGATCTCCTCGATGCGGCCGCCGTGGCCGAGATGGTCGAGCTCGTGCGCGAGCATTTTCATAGCTATGGGACGATCCTGATCCGCACCGGGCGGGCACCGAAATGCTGCATTCCGTTTCAAACCAATGCCCCGTTCAGGAAGCTCACACGCAAGTTCACACACCCGACGACCGGCGCCGACGAACAGAAGATCGAGTTTCTGGGTGACGGTCAGCACTTTGTCGTCGATGGCCTGCACCCCGACACGCACGCGCCCTACATCTGGTCCGCCAACATAGATCTGCGCACGGTTCGTCATGACGATCTGCCTTACATCAATGGCGAAATGGCCGAACTCTTAATCGACCGGCTCACCGATATTGCCCGCAAGCACGGCTACCAGCCGATCGGTAAAGGCGCCAACGGCAACGGTGCTGCTCCTGTCGAAGCGCCATGCCGGTCAATTTGTGATGACGATCGCGCCTATGCGGAAGCGGCGCTCGCCGGCGAATGTGACTTGCTCGCCCGAGTCGGCGCCGGTGATCGGAATAACGCGCTCAATATTGCCTCGCTCAAACTGCATCAGTTGGTCGCCGCCGGCTTACTGACCGCGGGGGAGGTTGAGGCCCGGTTGATCGCGGCTTACAAAGCCAACGGGGGCTATGCCGACGACGGCGAGAAGCAAACCTTGGCGACAATTCATTCGGGCGCCAAGCTGGGGCTGACGCAGCCGCGTAAAATTCCGCAACGGGACGTGTTTGGTCTGCCGGCGTCATTGCCGAATGCGGGCCCCGTACCGGCCAGTACGATCGAGCAGACACTCGCGGTTTTTCAGCACTGGTTGGTGTTGCCAGATCTCAATCCTGTCTATGCCATGCTGGGCACGGTCGTCGCCAATGCCTTGCCGGGCGACCCGGTATGGCTGGGCCTGATCGGCCCACCGTCGAGCGCGAAAACCGAGATCTTGAATTCGCTCTCGCTCCTGCCCGGCGTCGTGCAGGCCGCAACGCTCACAACCGCGGGGCTGCTGTCGGGCACGCCCAAGAAGCAAATGCGGACGGGGGCGCGCGGCGGACTGCTCAACCAAATCGGGGGATTTGGCCTTATCATTCTCAAGGATTTTGGTTCGATCCTTAACATGCGTCCTGACGCCAAGGCGGAAGTCCTGGCGGCGCTGCGCGAGATCTATGACGGTCATTGGACCCGCGTTCTCGGCACGGACGGCGGACGGACTCTCACGTGGCGCGGCAAGGTTGGGCTGTTGTTTGGCTCAACGGGAGTGATCGACAGTCATTATTCGGTTATCGGCAGCATGGGCGATCGTTTTCTGTTCAGCCGGCTGGCACCCGACGATAGTCAGTTCAAACGTGCGCTGGCCCATAGTGGGACCGCGACGGTGCAGATGCGTCAGGAGCTGGCGCAGGCCGTGCTCGGTCTGCTCAACGCGCCGCGACCGCTGCCGCCGCCGCTTGCGCCGGACGAAGAGCAGCAAATCAATGATGTCATTCGCCTCGTCGTGCGTCTGCGCGGCCCAGTCGAACGCGATCGTCGTACACGCGAAATCGAGGCGGTCTACGGTGCCGAAGGAACCGCCCGTATCGGCTTGGCGCTCGAGCGGCTGCTGGCTGGCCTGAGCACACTCGGGGTTGCGCGCGGCACGGCCCTGGATGTGACCAAGAGCGTGGCCATGGATTCGGTGCCACCGATCCGGCGGGCTGCCTACGAATATCTCGGTTCGAACGACTCGCGCTGGGAAACCCGCGACACACAGGGCAACCTGGTCGATTGCGGCTACTCGACACCGGCGATTGCGCGGCGCCTCGGCCTGCCGACCAGTACGGTGCGGCGCGCGTTGCAAGACCTCGCTGCCTACGGTTTGCTGGAGCGCACAGGCCAGGGGGCTGGAAAATCCGACTTATGGGCCGTCAGGCCGATTTGAGAGCGGCTCGGTGGAATGATACCGCGCGTCCACAATATCTCTCTCTCTGGGGAACGGGGGAATTATATAATTCCCCCTACTCCTCTCCCTGAGAGATATTGCGGGTACGGTCACTGTCCCGCCCGCTGGTGCTTTTGCGAGGTGTGCTACCGCAGCATACCTGGGGCGTTCCGATCCTCGGTACAGGGCCGGGGGGGATTGTAAAATTTTAAGGAAGTCGCGTATTCCGCGGCGGCGGAGCTCCGCTCTTGTCCTAATCGGGTCGCTGGTCACGGTTGGCCTTTGACAACGCCACGGACTTGGCGCGAGTCTGCGCGAGCGTTTGTCATCGTTGTGAGTTGTGAGTCTAAACACCATGGTTAAGACCGACGACAACCTCATCACCTCTCCACCCGACGGCACTCCCCAGCAACCGGTGCGCACGTTGCGTCAACGAGGTCGTAAGTCCGCAGCATCGTTATGCGTGGTCGCGGCGCACGACGGAGAGCTCGAGCCGCCGGCGCCTCCGGCGACGCTGTCGCCCGCCGAGGCGGCAATCTGGCGTGATGTCACCAGCAAGGTTCGGCCGACGTGGTTTCTAAGCTCTGAGTTGATCTTGGAGACGTACTGCCGCGTGATGGTGCAGCATCGGCAGCTCGCCGACGCCCTCCGCCAGGAGCCGGTTGCAAGCGAGCGCTATTTGACGATTGCGAGGTTGCAGCATTCCGTGACGGTACTCGCGAGCAATTTGGCAACCCGACTGCGGCTGACGCCACGGTCATCGGTATCTCGCGTGGCGCCGAAGCTGGCGAGCTCACAGGGCCGCCCGTGGGACGACGCGGATCCGGCCGCCTAGCGCACAGCCAAGGCGTGGGTGAGCGGCCCGTCTTTGCTTCGGCGCAAGGTGTCCGTACCATCGAACGGTTGAACGGTGGCCAATCCGTCCGCCATAAACGGAATCCGACTGAAACGATTTTATGATTATTCACACCGCGAGAACTGTTGGTTGCAGTCCCGAAGCATAGCGGTATTGTGTAACCGCGACGCGAAGGCGCCAAAAGGAGAGTGCGATGCCGGACAAGATCGACGTGCGGATTAGTCCCCCAAATGCGCTCGCCTCACAATACCAAGGAGACTATATCAGCGCCACCGGGGATCTGCGCGTCTCGTATGTTACTCACGAGACCGGCGCTCTGGGCTTGCACGGCGTCTTTGGTACGGGCTTCACGGAAGAGCGCCCGAGCCTGGTTCAGGTTGAGACTAGTGCGCGCAACTAAAATGTCGACAATCCGTCGTTGGTCGGCAAGAATTGAGTGCAGCACCTCGCGTGTGTTCTTTTCTTCCAGTCGCACATTCTGAACGTCGCTGCCGACACCGTGGAACATGAATGTCGAATGCGCACAGGCGTACCTAGTATCTGCGGCAAGAAAGATCGCATTCCCTATCGAATCGACGTTACCCAAGTTATGCATGGTGACGGGGACGGGGAGTGCACGCAGGAAATTGTATAGCGTCAATCCGCTCATCACCTGCCCGCCGGGCGTCGAGATCAGGATATAAAACTCGGTCGTCCCGAGCATCAGCTTTTGGCTGATGGCCGCCATCAGGTTCTGCACGGTTTGGACATTTACCGGTGCGTGAAAGTTGATGTAAGTGGT